TATCACAATGAAAGAGAAATTAAACCTTGTAGATGGATTGCAGATGGTAAGGGTAAAGGTATAATGGTTGCTCAATATAAAGATACTAGTGATTTAGTTATTGATGATAAAGGTAATCCAATACCTTGGAGCAGAGCCTAACCGCCTGCAAAGCAATTAGACGATCCTTCAGCAACTGAAGTACAACCTGAGATACCGTCACCTATTCTTCCGCAACCTTTACCATTAACAAATACGGTAGTAGAACCTACAGCGATAGGAGCCTGATGACTTGGGCATGGTGCACCTGGAAGTAGATGACCTGTGTTTACATCACCTTGTCTAGAAATAGGTATTCCGTTTGAAAATACGTTAGGACTATGTGCTTGTCTATAAGGAGTAGAACAATGTGTTACGTCTGCGTCACCTTTACGTGTTATTGCTGGCATTTCTTTCTCTCCTCATAAGTTCTTTTAATTTGTCGTTCCAATGATCTATTTCTTCGTGTTGCATCTCCGTGTGCGGAGGCTCTGGAACGTGCGGTACAAATTTAATTAAATGATCAAACTCCATAGGAATATCCTCAAATTTATTAAAGGTGTAGAGTTTTCCTTGATCTTTTATTGTAAATTCGTGCATACAAGTATTTACCTTGCAAGTACGGGGGAGAATACCTTGTCCTTGCTACCTAACCATGTTAATTTGTAACCAACCGGAAATAGTAGATTATGCATTGCTTGGAGTTGTTTTCTTTCTACTTCAGCAAGAATTACTGGACGGTGCTTTTTAATAGTTTCAATACCGCCTTCTATAACTTCGACTTCGTAGCCTTGTGTATCAATTTTAATAAAAGATGGTGCTAACATAAATTGATCTAATTCAACAACCGGAACAACTTCTTTTATTAATTCTTCTTTTGATTTAGCAAAGTCTTTAAAACTGAATGCGCCATAGTTACCACTATTGCTTGGTAATCTTAATTCAAGTTGTCCTTGCTCACGGCCCAGTGCTGATTTAAATGTTTTGATGTTGTTATAGTTCTTTGTGTTTTCAGTCAAGCATTCAAAGTTAATACTTGAAGGTTCAAACGATATAACATTTTTAAATTTTTGTGAAAATCTAAGCGAGTGTAGTCCAACGTTGGCTCCGACGTCGATAGCCATTTCAAAGTTAGAAACTTGTCGAATCTGCTCGTAGGCTTTTTCTAATGCTTCTTGTTGATATTCTGATTGCGGATAATCGCCTTTTACCTGTTTCGATAAAAGATTATCTTTATCTGGAAAGTGCCAACCTCTTACAACTTTCACAGGACTCTCCTAGTTAGGAGTCTTTATTACTTTGTCCATTCCTGCTGGAGCAGTTACCAACCCAGATGTTCTTTCTTGATAAACCTTTGCGAACTGATCGTGTGTTTTTGTAATTGTTACAAGTGCTGATCGTTCTATTGGTAAAGGAACATCAGGATCAACCGTAAATAGATATTGTTGTAACCCTAGTCCTTGTTGTGACATTACTAGTGTTAATGGTGTTTTAATTTTAACAAGAGTATTTGTTTCTTCTGTTAGTTTTCCAACTAATTCTTCGCCTGAAAAAAGTTTAAGTGTAACTATGTCGCCTATTTTGTGTGGTGTATTAATTAACATTATAATGTGTGTCCTGTTCCGTTATATCCTGTTTCGTCTAGATACTTTGTAAATGCATCATAGCCGCCGATTGTTTTACCGTTAACTTTAATTTGTGGTACCGTTCTAGCACCAGGGAACATTTCCATTAGTTCTTCTCTGGAATAGTCTGCTCCTAAACTTTTGTATGTGTAATCAAATCCACGAACTTCGCAAAGTGCTTTTGCTTTGTCGCAGAAAGGACACATTGGTTTTCCGTATATTTCGATCATAATTGAAATCCTTTAAATGTATCTTCTTCAATGTCTTGTTTAACGCCGCCAACAATGTAACTTTCAACTTCAGTTTCTTGTGGAGCAACTTGTAGACCAGCACTAGATAACCAGTGTTGTGTCCAAGGTAATGGGTTAGCATTAAGCGGGCGATCATAAATTGTTTTTAGTCCTAGTGCTTTAAGTCTTTTGTTTGCAATAAACTCAACATAAGCATGAAGTAGATTAGCATTTAATCCAATCATTGAACCATCTTTAAACAAATAGTCTGCCCATTTCTTTTCTTCGTCAACGCAATTACGCCATAGGTCGTAAACTTCATCTTCAAGTTCAACTGCGATCTTTTTCATATCAGGATCGTCGTTGCCCTTCATCCAATGTTTAATAATGTGTGTTGACAAATTTAAGTGTGTTGCTTCATCTCTAGCAATCAATGAAATAATCTTTGCAGATCCTTCCATCATTTTTAATTCTCCGAACGCAAATGTACAAGCAAATGAAACGTAAAAACGCAATCCTTCAAGAATGTTTACGGTCATCATTGCTTTGTATAATGCTTTCTTAACATCATAGATGTTGCCTTTACCTTTGTTAAAGTATTCGTTGGCAAGATCATAAAAAGCATCATAGTGTTTGGTTACACTAATTGCACGTTCAATAATTTTTTCGTCATCTAAAATAGTATCAAATACTTCTGTAGGATCTGGATACACGTTTTTCATAATGTGTGTATATGAACGTGAGTGAATAGTTTCAAAGAAATCCCAAGTAATAATACAACCTTCTAGTTCTGGTAAAGAGCAATAAGGTAAGAATGCCAAACAAGGTCCGCGACCTTGCACACTATCAAGTAGTGTTTGATATTTTAAATTACTTGTAAAGATATGTTTTTGCTCAGGACGGAACTCTTGATAGTCTCCTCTATCCTTTTGTAAACTAACTTCCTCAGGACGCCAAAAGTATCCAAGCATTGTTTGATTAAGTTTATCATACTCTGGGTACCTAAAAGTATCATACCTTTGTGTGTTTTGGTCCTCGCCAAAAAACATATATTGTTTCGTGAAATCAACCTTCTTACGGTTGAACACCGTTTTTTTTCTGTCCATTCTCTTATCGTTACCTTTTTTAGTAATTTGTTTTTTAGTAGATTTTTCCTTTGTCATAAACCATATTATATTGCACACGCATCACAAGCGTCGTCTTCAACTCCTTGTTCGACACCGTTAGTACCATTTACGTGGCCGTTCACACCGTTCACACCATTAGTCTCAAGTATAACATCTTTGGCTTGATTGTCAACCTTTGTATCTTCCAAACCTTCTGGTTGAATGTTATCCTCTTCGCCTTTAAAATCATAAGTGTTTTGATAGTATGATGTCTTCCAACCTAACTTGTATGTAGTTAACAAATCTTTCATCATTACACTCATTGGTACTTCATTGTTTTCATATTGTAGTGGATTATATGACCAATTGCCTGAAATGGCTTGGTCAAAGAATTTTTGCATAGCCGCAACAATGTTAATATATCCTTCGTTACCTTGCATATCCCAAAGTAATGTATAGAAGTTTTTTAGTTGCTGATAGCCTGGAACAATCTGCTTAAGAGGTCCTTTCTTTGACTTCTTAACGGACAAGAACCCTCTAGGTGGTTCGATTCCATTTGTTGCATTTGACACAACGGAACTGCTCTCCGATGGCATCTGTGCGGACAATGTCGAGTGACGGAGTCCGAATTCCTTGATAGATTTTCTAAGATCTTCCCAATCATTGTTTAACTTGTTAGGTACGATGCTATCTAAATCTTTTTTGTAAGTATCGATAGGTAAAATACCATCAGCATACTTTGTACGATTAAAATGTTCACACGCACCTCTTTCTCTTGCTAGATTGTTACTTGCTTTTAACAAGTAATATTGGAAACTTTCAGTTAGATCGTGTACAAGTTTCCATGCTTCTTTATCGGCATACTTGACCTTGTTTTTGGCTAGGTAATGTGCTAGTCCGATATAGCCAATACCTAATGAGCGTCGAGCCTTGGTAGATAGTTCTGCCGCCTTGACTGGATACCCTTGATACTCAATGATTTCCTCAAGTGCTCTAACGGCCAAATCACACAGCGGTTCTAATTCCTCTAAATGATTAATTAAGCCTACGTTTATAGCAGAAAGAATACATAATGCAATCTCTCCGTCTTCGTCATCAATATGTTGAATTGGTTTAGTTGGTAATGTAATTTCCTGACATAGGTTACTCATAAAGACAGGATCTTTAAATGAACTATGACTATTACAATGATCAACATTCATAATATAGATACGTCCTGTTTCTGCACGTTCTTTTAACAATGCTGAAAATAATTCCATTGCCTTAATTGTTTTCTTGCGAATTGATGTTTTACGTTCTGCGGCCTCATATAATTTTTGAAACTTATCATTATCTCCCGAATAAAATGCATCATATACTTCAGGCACTTCGTGTGGCGAGAAAAGAGTAATAGTTCCATTAGACAACAAACGCTCGTAAAATAGTTTATTGATTTGAATTGAATAGTCTAGTTTACGTACACGATTATCATCTGTACCTTTGTTATTTTTTAAAACTAGGATGTCTTCAATTTCATAGTGCCACAATGGGAAATGTGTAGTAGCACTTCCGCCACGTACACCGTTTTGTGTACAACTTCTTACGGTTGCTTCGTAAACTTTCAAGAAGGGAACAACGCCAGTGTGTGCTACTTCTCCGCCTCTGATTCTCGAATTGATCGCTCGTACTCGTCCCGCATTGATTCCAATTCCTGCCCTTTGAGCAATGTAGTAACCGATCGCACTATTACTGCTAAAGATGCTAGGAAGAGTATCGTCAACATCAACAAGAACACAAGAGGCAAACTGACGAATAGGAGTACGCACTCCAGCCATGACAGGGGTTGGTATGTTGATCTTAAAAAGTGAGGTCGCATCATAATATTTTTTCACGTAGGTTAGACGTGTCTCCTTTGGATAGTCAGCAAACAATGTTGCCGCAATCATCATGTACATGAACTGCGGAGTTTCATAAATCTGTCCACTTGAACGATCCTGACACAAATACTTATCTACTACTTGACGCAAACCAGCATAGGTAAAGTCTTCATTACGATCGTGTTTAATCCACGTGTTCATTTTCTTTAGTTCTGTTTGTGTGTATTTTTGTTTAATAGCAGGGTCATATACACCACGTTCAATATTTTTATCAATAATATTAACTAAAGAAATGTGTTCATATCTTCCGTAAACTTGTTTTTGCAATCCGTACAACAATAAACGTGCCGCGGCAAACTGATAGTTAGGATTTTCTAAACTAATCAAATCGTTTGCACTTTTAATTAATACTTCTTGAATTTGTTGTGTTGTCATTCCGTCGACAAATTGTAAGTCGGCGTTCATCTCAATTTGTGAAGCACTTACGCCTGCTAGATCTTCACATGCTTGTTCAACAACGAAGTGGATTTTATCGAGATTCAGTCTCTCTTTCTCTCCGTTTCGTTTGGTGATTAAAATTTCTTGCGTCATTTCTGCTCTGCCTTCATATATAAAAAATAATTTGTTCTGTATTTAACTTGCTTGTATAAGTTCTTGTTGAAATTGAACAGACAAGTTATCCGTTAGTTCTAATTCGTTAACTACCTTATCGTTATAGTTTAGAACTTTATCACCAACGTAACATAAATTATAATATCTTTGTTGCGTATGGTCTATACATATTTTTATCAAAATAGGTATATCAGAAAACCTAGTAGTTAATTTCATAGTCCAACCCATCATAAGGGGTATTCCTACGGGACAATACCGGTTTTCTTTTATTAGTTCCCACGGAGTTGGCCATAGTTGAGAATTCCACGGATCTAATCCTCTGCCAATGACCGGAGCACGGTTCCAAAGATCTTGTGTGTCCTGCCATGGGTCTTTACTAACCTCTAGTTGTGTTCTAAATTCTCTCCATTGAGAAATTCTAGAATCAGTACTAGCATCAATAAAGTTCATCTATTATTACTATAATTTTTACGCAAAGTATGTAATCGAATATGTTAATGTACCATTACCATTTCCAATTGGATTACGATATTGTATTTTAACGGTTTCACTTCCAACGGTAGAATCTAAATCATCAAGTATTGCTGTAAAGTCAACACCTCCGTCTTCACTACCTGTATGTGTGTAAGAATCGGTTACTGAAATATTAGATCCGTCCCTAACCGCAATAGTTAATCTACCACTTCTAGTTGTTGCTTTGGTTGCATCTTTAACTAGCAAATAATCAACGTATGCAGTTTTATCTTTTGTAAATGGAATCTTTGTAAATGTTCCAAAAGAATCACGTTCAGAAATTTCTGTACTATTAACACGAGATTTAGTTTGGTGATATCCATCAACATTAGGTTTAAAAGGTGTTTCAAGTAGGTTGGATGTATTAATGAATGCTTCTCTTTCAAAGTTATCGCCTATTGACTCACACAATGTTTCTTCAAATTTAATTACAGATGTTTGCGGACTATTTTGTCCGTTCATATTATTTGCAACATCTAAAAAGTTATTTCCTACTGATGTATGACCGTATGGTGAAGTTTGTGGTGCTGTTGTTTTTTTGTAAACAGCAATACCAAAGTCATTAATTTTATCAAATGTATTATGAGCAATTTTAAAATGTCTAGGACCTTGTGATTGTGCTCCAGTACCTACACTATTTTTACCTAGTTGTATACCGACCTGTAAAAAATGAAAATATGAATTAGCAATATTAAATGATCTTACATCGTGATCACTATGAATAGCAACGTCTAATCTTTCGAATTCGCAATCATCAATTATAACGTGTTCGGATGTAGTAGCACCAAGTCCTCTAATGTGAATACCTGATTGTGATGTAAAGCCATCTAGTTTGTCCCAGTGATTTTTAAACTTACAATTATGAATTAAACTTTCTGTCATACAATCTAGTTTTGCAATAGCATCGTGTGTTGTTACTAGTGAATCAACTTCAAACGTTATTCCTGAAATAGTAATGTTCTGCGGTCTTGTAGCATTCTGAATGTTGCTGTATGTAATGTAAGTACCTGCTAAAGATCTTCCGTCAACGGTTGCGAACATAGGTTTAGCAATAGGTGTAACTTCATTTGGATTAGGATGTAATTTAATAATTGTTTTATTTTTACCATCACCGATTAAATTTGCATATGGTGGAATGTATAAAGTGTTTGTAATTTTATATTCACCTGCATCAATTTTTAATGCTACTCTTGATCTAGGATCATCTTTGTCAGACACATTAATGAATAACTCATCAATAGCACGTTGTAATGCTTCAGTGTCATCTACATCACCTGTGCCTTTTGCACCAAATGATTTAACTGAAACAAAGTCATCTAGTCTTTGTTGAATACTTCTTGTTGTAGGACTATTAACAAACTCGCCTGTTTTCTTTGCCGCGTCTGTAGTACCTTTATATTCGTATTGATTTAAAAGCGTGAATAAATTTGAATGCTCTGTAAGGATTTCTGTATTACCTACATACGGAGCGCCTTCGCTTACCGCACCGTTACCTATGTAAAGTTGTTGCGTATCCACCGCCCAGCCTATTTCAGCAGACGCTAACTGCGGAACACCTGATCCGGTTACTTTACCCCTTCTGTGCTGAATCTTTGATATCTGGACAACTGCCACTTTTAATCTCCTTTAACTTTATACTACTATTTATGATAATCCTTGTAGTAGTCCTCGACCCTATCCAGCCATTTAGTAGTCCAATAGTCAAACTTATCAGGAGTTAAATCAAATTGTTGATACTCACACGCTCTACTGCACATAAACACATGGCCTTCATTAATACTAGTACCATATACTTCGTTATGTGCTAATGCATACGCAACTAATTGCATATAATAATCTTCAACCCATTCTTCTTTTTTAGGTTTATTAGTTTGTTTAAAGTCCATAATAGCAGGCTTGCCTTTATAAACTCCTACAAGGTCAGTTGTACCTGAATATAACTCCGGAAAATAAAGTGCTTGTTCAATGCCCCATATTTCATCTACATCGCAAAGGGCATTTTTAATAATTTCGTCGGCCATTTTATTTGCTTGTACGTGTACTAGATTATTTCCAGGCTTGCGTTCTTCTCCAATAAGAAAACGTTCTAGATTGTTGTGCATTGCTGTACCAACACCTGCGGCTTCTGTAGTAATTCGTTTTGCATTTTCTTCACCAACACGTTTTTTCCATTCATTCAAATGGGTCATGTCCTTTGTTTTAGAAAGGATAGTTGTTACGCTTGGTGTTTTAGTACCATCGGGTGCTTCGTATAATCTTTTACCATCTAGGTTAATCTGCTTGACCGTATGATATTGATATTTTTCCACATAAGGTGGAGGTGCGATATTGCTCATTATTTGAATCTCATTTTAATATTATTAATTATATACTATAAAGCAACACAAAGTCAAGTTAAAAACGTTTATTTGTTGCTCGTTTTGCCATTGCATTTACACTCTTCTGAGAATCATCAACTTCACCATCACTTCCTTGTTCAGGTTTGTCAATGCGAGTGTTTAAAACAATACCGTCCGCATTAAAGTTTTTCACAATTGATTTTAATTCAGGATTGCTATCGTATTCAGATTTGAACGAGTCGTAACTATATTCACCATGTCCCATGTCAGACATAAGACTTGATATCGCCTGCCAACTTAATTCAGCAGATGAACCTTCCGTGTTTGCTCTCTTGATTTGATTGCGTAAAACAATTACTAGATCGTCAACTGGATTATCTGAGATTTCGTAAAAACGCATCAACTTCTCCTTATTTGCTTAAGGTGTTGATAATGCGTACTGACTCAGCAATTGGTTTTTTCTTTGGTGTATAACTTTCACGCTTTTCTCTGCCTGCAGGTTCTGTTCCACCTGTTGCGGCATCACTTGCGCCAAAGTCATCAGCAGGTACTTCAGCGTCCATTGGTTCTTCTGCTGGTACTTCTGCATCAACTGGCTCTTCGATATCGCCTTCTGGTTCTGCACCAATAGTGTCAACAGGTGATTCTTCGCCTGTAATAATTCCAACACCTTGTGTCAATGCTTCTCTGCTTGATTTTAAATTTTCCATAGTTGCTTCTAATGCAGGAGCAACAACTTGTGCAAATGCTTCTGCTTGTTCTTGACCTAATTCATCTCTAATTTGATCTTGAATGTCAAGCATACCTTCAGCACTCATTTCAGCAACGTCTTCTAAGAATGATGTAAATCTATCTACCATATCCTTAGCCGCCATTACTAGTGCCGCTTTATCTTCTTCGCCTTCGTTGATTACTTTTTCAACTTGTTCAACGTCTTCTTTTTTAACTTTCTTTTTCTTAGGAGTATGGCTGTGTTCTACAATTACACATTCTTTCATGTTAGCAACGGGGATATTTCTAACAATAAAAGGAGTACCATCTTCTTTTGTAAATTTAGCATCGTAGTGTGTAACCGTTCCATCTTCGGCTAATGTATGTTCACCATCTAGAACTTCACCTTCACCAAATTTATCATGCTTAAATGATTTAGTGCAAGGATGATATATGTTATCACCTTCTGTAACTTCTTCAACATCATCTGCAAAGTCACGTGTAATATCTGCATCTTCATCAGTTACGGTTTCAATATCTTCTTCAACGTCATCGAGTGCTAGGGGAGTTTCGATGTATTGGTTCATGGCCGCTTCAACAATCTTTTTAATCAAAAGTGTCTTTTGATAATTTTCATTTGTTGTTGACTCATTAAAATTATTTGACTTTTCAAAGTTAATTAATTTTGCTTCAATTTTTTTGCTGTAATCTTCTAATTGATCTTTGCTGTATTTTGCAACATCAACTGAAATTCCGTAAGTCTTACGTAATTGTGCATTAAGACCTTCGACCGTAACGTTGTTCATAAAATCTGTTGTTTTCATATTGTTTCCCCTAATAACATTGTTATTTATTTTCAAATAGCAGTTTTTCTGCCGTATCTAACACATGATTAATGCTTTTCCTAATGCTATTTAACGCATATTCATGTTGATCTATACGAGATCGTATAATACCTTCTTTAACGTCGTCACCACGCTTTTGTGCCGCACTAATATGGTAGTTGTATATAGTTATGTTATTTGCGTGATGGAGGTATAAATTATCGAGTTTTTGTATTTCAGTTAGGTTAAATTTAACCCTAAAACCATCATATATTACAATAGCCATTGCTAGTTTATGGGCACCTACGTCTTTATGATATACTATTTTTGGATTGTGTAGGTTACGGATATCATATAATCCGTAATCATTACGTTTGAGCCATAGATGTTTAAACTTGATGCCCCCATTATGGGCAACAGGCAACACGAACCCTTTTGCTTTAAGTTCGAGTTTTACGCGAGTCGCTGTATCTGCGAAGAGATCGACTAGTTTTTTTACATCGGGTTTCATTTGATTATTATAACACTAATATAGTGTTTATGCAAGACCTTTTAGCCTGTTATGTCTTTTTTGGCAAACTTAACGTTTGTAGGAATGCCAGGTTTCTTTTGTTTTGGTTCCAACTCGATATCCTGTGTGCCTACCTTTTTAACAACGTGTGGTATAGTTTTTCTAGGATTTGTAGGATCTGGTAGTTCAAACTCCGAACCTACTGATACTTCCACAGAAGCATTTGGATCCATTGGAGTATTTGCTTGTTGTTGCTGTTGTGTTGTACCTTGTGTACCTTGCGTACCTTGTGATCCACCACCTCCAGAACCGGAACCTGCCACCGCCTGTTTAAATTTTTGTTTTAGTGCATTGCCGACTGATTGCTGTCCTTTGCGAACTGCTTGTTTACCAATTGTTTGTCCTGCTTGTCCAAGTTTAGATGAAAGTTTACTTGCTCCTCTTGCTACACCCGCCGCGGCATTACTTGCTCCTCTTGCTAATGCACCAACGCCAGAAGCGGCCGCTCGTCCTACTCCCCTAAGAGCCGCACCACCTGCCATGGCGGCACCTCTTGCTAACGCACCGGCGGCTATACCAACCAACGGAAGAATTTCGTCTAATTGTTGTTCGGTAAGATCATGATTTAAAATTACTTTTTTAAATTCATCATGCTTGGTGTCAAAATCATTAATACGCATTATGCTATCTTCTTTTTCCTTTAATCATCGCTTGATTCTTTCTACGAACTGCTTGGCTAATTCCTGAACTTTTTTTAGTTATTTTAGCGTGCCAAGCCGCTTTTTTAGGGGCTCTTGCTCTGGTAACCGTCATCCTTGCTTTTGCTTTTGTATCTATAGGAGCATGACAAGTTGACATCTTTGCAACGATACGACCTTTACGTGGACCACTGGCACAACGAAACTTTCTAGTAACTTTTCCTTTGTGTGTTCCACCTTTGCCGCCTCCGCGACCAAAAATGTATTTTGCTTGTGCTTCTGTTATAAACTCTAATGCTTTCATCGTCTGTTCAACGTCTTCAATGCTCTAGATGCAGGATTTGTGCGTTTTGTTCTCATTGCTTTACGCATCATTCTAGCACCTTGTTTTTTGCGTAAGAACTTCATACGCATTTTTGCTTGGATGTTTGGAGCCGCAAAACATTGTTGTGGTTTGGCAACAATACGTCCTGCACGTTTTCCGCCCACACAACGATATTTGCGAACTAGTTTTTTACCTGTTCGTCCCCAAATTTGTTTCTCGGCGATTGTATCGAATATTTCTACTAACAACATGTTAGTATTTAGTTTAGTTCATATTAATGAGAATAACTACGAGCGTGGATAGCAGTCCTGCTATCACCGTACCTGATGTACCAATGATTACTTTGATTAAAGATGAGTGTGACTTAGCCATATCTTCGTGGATATGTTCAATCTTGTTTTCAACATTTTTTAAACGAGATTCTAGGTTCTCGTATCTGTGCTGACACAATTCAACGTGTGCTTCTAAATTTTCTTTTTCTATATCTGAGGCAGTTGCCATCTTTTTATCTCCGTTAAACCCGCTCCGGGCATGTTTATCTAAACAAGAGCCTATTTACAACGCCTAAATTATATATGATTATGTGTGCCTTCTATTTTTATTTATCAAAAAACTCAAAGGTAATATTGGTTTTATTCTTGTCATTAACCACAAAACTCAATGGTTTTTCAATGGTTTCTGTTAGAGCACCAATAACGGGGATTTTTTCAAAGTCTTCTTTTAAAAGACCAATAGGATCTGTACCATCGTTGAATACCTCAGGGCGGTCAATGGTAAATTCGTATGTCCATACCTTGTGTTCACCCTTAAATTTGCTACCAAATTGTCCGTCTACTTTTGTAGTTTCAACGCTAGGGTCGGCATTTTCTTCTATCAAACTTCTAATATTAATAATCTGTTGAAGTGTTTGAAAGTTGCTCTGCTGTGCTAACTTTACAGCATCACCCTGTTCTTTACGGCGAACTCCGGTTTTTGTCACATCGACTAATGTTTTGATCACTATTCTCATGATAATATTTACCGGTCATAAAAAAAGGGCGCCTACAAAGTGACGCCCTTTTAAGACTATTAAATCTATAATAAATTATAGACCGATAGTTGTAGTTTGTTTAGCAACCGTTACTGATTCACCTAATACAGCAGTTACTCTTGCGTCTACAGATGTAGCGTCAAGTGCGTGGTTGTCAACAACAACAACAGCGTAAGTACCGTCTGAAGCCGCTTCAAACATGTACGCACCTACTTCGTTAGCCACTGCACGGATAGTTCCTTCAGTGATAACATTGCTTGACTCTGAGTCAGCAGTTAATGCAGTTGTTGGTGTAATTTTATATACTGCTAGTTGGTCATTTGAAAATAACGCACCTCTA